CTTCTAAAAGGAATAAAGAAACATGAGTATTGAACTAGTAAAACAATGGCAAGATAATCCAGATTCTGTAACGGCTGATCAAATAGACGAAGCTTTACAATCCATGAAGCTTTTGCTGCCAACAGGCGCTAACCAAAGTTTATATGGCGCATTAAGTTCTATTAAAACTGGCTCAGACTCTAATGTTGCTGTGCTAGTACAAAGATACGAAAAACAAGTCTGATCTACTTAATCGATCCGCATTGGTTCATGCGTTAAAAGAATCGTATAATCCGAATAGGAGAATTACGATGACTATAGAACTAACCTATAGAGGCGTATCGTACACCAAGAAAGTTGCTAAAACTGCATCTGGTGTTAAAAAAGCCTCTAAATAATCACGGAAAGACCGCAGACATGGACGTCTTTTTCAAAAAACTTTCAATTATTTTACAAGCCGTTGTTTTCATTAGGAATTTAATTTGATTTAATTTCATTTTTTTGTTGACATTTGTTTTGAGATGATGTATAATATACATATAAATTAAACAAGAGGCTTAAAAATGAAATATTCAATCTACCAAATCCACCTAACTGAAGCTCAGTATGACTTAGTCAATGCTGAAGGCCACATGGCTGTTCCTGCTCACGTTGCCAAGATGGATATGAGTATGGATTTTAGAGGTGAAAAAATCACTGATCAGGCTTCTGAAGCTTGGGACAATGGTTACTACACCCACGTTTCTAATATCGAAGCTGAGAACCTTAATCAAGTGTTCGAGATCGGTAACATTGGTCCAGAAGAGAATATCGAACGTTTATCACGAATGCATTCAATCTCAGTTGCTGATGTTATCATTAACGAAACTGGTGAGATGGTCGTGGTAGCTTCGGCAGGTTTCAAGGTATTTACTTCTAAACTAGAAAAGGCGGCTTAATTATGGACTTAGCTTATTGCGACGCTTTTGCGTCATTCATCAGAAAATCTCTTGTATCCATCAAGCCAGAAGATCAACACTTTGATACGATCAACGGCCTCGTTGGTGGCGTCATAATGGATCTTCATCCAACTGAAGGCTACTTCCAATCAACTCGAAAGACTATAGACTGTACAGATTCAAACGGTAAGGCCTACAGAATCACTGTAGAAGAGTTATAAGAAACATCTTTTTATAACAAAATGATCTAAAAAACAGTTGACATTTGTTCTCAAACCGAATATAATAGCTCTATAAATTGAAAAGGAACTTAAACATGAACGAACTTATTAAAGTAATTGGTAAAGCTGAGATGGCTGCTGAGTTAGCGGCAAAAGAATACATTGATCAGTACGGTGAAGGTATGTTTAACTGTGGCTTTGCTTGGATTGAAGCAAGAGTACGTGGTAACACAAAGGTTGGTAAAGTGCTTAAAGAGCATGGTTTCAAAAAGCCTTATGTAGGTACTGGTCTTCATTGTTGGAATCCTTCTAATGTTAATACTCAAGACATGAGTGCTAAAAAAGCTGGTGCTGAAGCATATGCTGCAATCATGGAAAGAGATGCTGGAATCAAATGTCACGTTGCTTATCGATTAGACTAAGGTGTGACACTTTGTCACAAAAAAAGGTGAAAAAAAGCCTTGACATTCGTTTTAAGATGATATATAATAGCTATATAAATTGAAAAAGGAACTAAATATTATGATGAAATCAGCTTACGATCCTACTGCAAATCAAATCACCGTGGCAAAGATTGGCCGCAAATTGATGGATATCTCTGTTAACATGCCGATGAAAGGCCTTAAGGATGATGAAATTGCTAGGTCAAATCGTATGAGCTCTTTTGGTGATGCTCTTACTCGCTTTGGTACCTCATTTGGTCCACGCAATCTTAAGGAAGTACTTAAACTTTCTGGAGTTTCTCAAACAGAAGCTGAAGAATTTCTAAAACTTGGTTACACTCAATAAGAGGCTAGTACAATGGATAATCACGTTCGCTCTGAAGCAAATACCGCCGCTCGTAATACTGAACTACACGACATGTGTTTTTCGGATTACTTCAAGGACATCAATGGATTTCGTCCGCGTGGTACCACTTGGGATTACTACCTAAGTCTTTCTCCTGAAGCTCTAGAAAAAGAGCTCGATCGTATGGATGCTGAGATGGAAGAACAAATCAGCGAATCTCAGCGACAAAAAGCTGAAGACGTTGCGTCCATGAAAGCTGAAATTGCTCAGGCGATTGCATTGGGTGCTAGTGATGAAGACACTGCTTTGCGTTGGATTACACAAGGTGAAGAGTTCTATTCAGGCCAGTGTGTTGAGCACTTCATTTGGAATCGTGGTATCCTCTTTACTGATTACGGAAAGGAGCTCCTTGAAAAGCTCCTTGATGTGGTAACATTTAAGGAATTTGCGTAATGACTGTTTGGCATGAGAAGCAGCGGATCGGTTGGTTCGATGAGTCTTATAAGTACAAAGGCTATGTTCTAGTAAACGAGATGATTGAAGATCCTGATGGATTCTACAAAAACAGCTGGATGTGGGGCAAAGAAGAAGGCGAGTACGTTCTAGAGGTCATTGAACTTGAAGGCCTAACTAGCAACTCCTACTCTAATTTCTCTGAAGCACACAAAGTGTTTACCCAGCTGATGGATAAAAAAACTTCAAATTAATTTAAAATAACTGTTGACATTCGTTCTTAAATGATGTATAATAGTACTATAAATTAATAAGGATATATTATGAAAAACCAAAATAGAACTCAAGCTTACTACACAACTGTTAAAATGATCAATGGACAAGTTGCTCCAGAAGATCAGGCGTCGATCGACGGTATCAAAATGGTTGTTAAAATGCACAACACAGCTCACCCTCTCGATACATCAAAGTATGTTAAACTTCAAGGCAGAGGTCCTAGGGCAATGCATTCCGAAGCAAGATATGGTAAAGGTAGAAGGAGAGGATATGATCAATCTCTTCCACTAAGTCTTGCTACTCATGCTGATGTTTACGTCTATAATAGATAAGGAACTTTGTAATGGATATTGAAACTCTTCAAAAACTTGATAAAATGCCTTTGGAAAAAGCTCGTGAAGAAGCGCTAAAGATGCTTAGTCCAAAAACTAAACAACGTGCTTTAAATCGTCTTCAATACGATCTTGACAAGGCACCAAACTCTGCTGAAGTATCTCGTATCATGTGGCAAGTATATCTCTCCGGCAGTGGTCTTGGTACAGTAGGATCATCATGGCGGAAAGAATATCATGCCTAAAAAGCTAGTCCTCCCAGAGCCTCTCATCCTTGAACTAAACGAGGATGAGTTGGCGCATATAGAAACTATGGCTAAAGAAATGTATGCTTGTGACGTACGTAGACGTGACCGTAGCTATGAAACTGTATATGCCCACACAAAGGCAGGCGTCATTCTCGAATTTGCTTTAACAAGACAAGGTGGTGTAATGAATCCCGCTGAGTTTGACTACACTGTTCCTTCATCTCATAACTGGGATGTTGATTGGAATGGTTTTAGATGTGAAGTAAAAAATGCTGCAGATCCTGTAGGCAAAAAATACGAAACTAAGTGGCTTACAATCTCAAACTACATGGGACAAAAGTTAGCGCGCAATCGCAAGCTCTATCCAAAATGTGTTGACATTGTTATCTTTGGATGTTATAATAAATTATCTGAGACTACTTATGATGTAAGATGGAGATGTGTTGCACCTTTTGCCACTATTCGTGAAAACCTTAGACCATGTAATACTAAGTTCGATAACAACTTTATTGTCGATCAGTATGGTAACAAAACACTTAAGTTTTTCTATAATAAAAACGGTGACCCACGCTCTGTGTATAATGAAAACGTATATTAAAAGGATATATTATGAAGTTTGACAACGACAAAGCACCAATTGATCTCGTTCCATCTGAAGCTATTATTGCTGCAGCTGAAGTGTTTGCATTTGGTGCTAAGAAGTATGGCAAAAACAATTGGCGTAAAGATGTTAATAAGTTTCCATCAACACGTCATTATGGATCAATCATGCGACATCTCTTGGCTTGGAACTCAGGCGAAGACATTGATCCAGAAAGTGGATTACCACACACCCATCACGCTCTTACACAAATGATGATACTTATTATGTGCCAAGCTGAAGCTACAGCTGAAGATTTTGATGATAGGTTTAACAAAGAAACTGATTACAATGAATAATTATGATTATAAAAATAGAACTTCAGATCGATACTGAAAATAAAAATGATATCGAAAAGCTACAAGAACTTTATAAAATTGTAGAAGACTTAGAATCAAACTCAAATGAAGGACAGTATTATTATGGCGATGATGAATGTAAGTGATATACGTGAATATTTCAAACGCGAACTAGCTGCTGAAAGATTTACTACTGATAAAACTGGCGCTAAAACTATTGAGTATCTTGGCGCATCTTTTGTTGCTAATGAAGAAGCAATCTTTGGTAAGCCAGCTCCTAAGTATATCAAAGCTGAACTCGAATGGTATGAAAGCCAATCAACTAATATCAAAGATATTCATGGTGATGAAAAAGAACCACCGCAAGCTTGGCAATATTCAGCTAATGATGTTGGTGAAATCAATTCAAACTACGGTCATATTGTCTATTCCGACAAGTACTTTAATCAATACCGAAATGCTTTGACTGAATTGCTTAAAAATCCTGATTCACGTCGTGCTCAAATGGTTTACAATCGTCCATCTATCTGGGCAGAATACAATGAAAACGGTGAGTCTGATTTCATCTGTACCAATGCTCAAACCTTTTATATTCGTGATGGTAAACTACATATGGTATCTCAAATGCGCTCTAATGACGTAGTCTTTGGCTATAAAAATGATTACGCATGGGCTCAGTATCTAATGGATAAGTTCGTTAAAGAATATAACATTGAAGCTGCTGATAATAATATGAATACATTTGGTTCATCTCCAATCAGCACCATTAGTAAAGGTGATCTTATCTGGCAGGTCCAAAATTTACACGTGTACGACAGACACTTTAGCTTGGTAGAATAACATGAGTAAAATGGGCGCTTACGTTCTTGAACAGCAAGAAAAAGAATATGAAAAAAATAACGATAAATGGCATACTCGTTTTATGGCTATGGCTGCCATGGTTGCAACTTGGAGCAAAGATCCATCAAGCCAGATTGGTGCAGTTGCTGTAAATGATGAACGGCGTATCCTTGCCACTGGCTATAATGGTTTTCCAAAAGGTATTGAAGATACTGAAGAGCGCTTAAATAATAAGGATGAAAAATATCCTCGTATTATTCATGCTGAAATGAATGCTCTTATGAACGCTTTGTACGCTGGTGTAAGCTTAAAAGACTCAACTCTTTATGTACATGGATTACCTCTTTGTCCGTCTTGTACTAAATGCGTTATACAAGCTGGTGTTAAACATGTAGTAATCCCTTCTGGAAAAACCGATAAAGGAAACTGGCAAGAAGTGTGGGAACAACAAAGTTTGCCAATGTTTACAGAAAGCGGTGTACAAGTTACAATTCTTGGTGTATAATAACTATTATGACTTATTTAGTTACTGACAATTGTGTTAAATGTAAGCACACCACGTGCGTATCAGTTTGTCCTGTAGATTGTTTCTATGAAGGACCTGATATGTTGGTTATTAATCCTGATGAATGTATTGACTGTGGAATATGCGTACCGGAATGTCCAGTTGATGCTATTGTATCTGATGTAGATTTACCAGAACCAGATAAAATTATTTGGATGGAAAGAAATGCTAAATATAGTCAGATATGGCCAAACATCGATGAAGAAAAAGCTCCGTTAGAGGATGCTTATGAATGGGAAAACATTCCGCATAAATTTGAAAAGTTTGTTGAAGGTCATAAATAGACTCACACATAAACGTGAAATATTTAATATAGGAGTTATATAATGAAAGTTGCTTTTATCTTTGGAAAGGGCATCGAAGGATGCGGCGTTACTAAAGGTGCAAACATATTTGAATCTTGGTTAGTGTCACAAGGACATGAAACCATTGTAGTTGATTTTGACAACAAACAAAAATTTGGTCGTGCTAAAGATACTGAATGGAAAAGTACTATCCATCGTGTTGAATCTAATCACGATCTTAAAGATGCACAGCCAGTACTTGATGAAGTAAATACTTGCGATATTGCAATTATACATTCATTCCCAACACGTAAAAATGGAAAGTATATCGATCGTTTCCGTGAATTTGTTGAAGGCATTGGAGATCCAATCATTGTAATACACGACCATGCTATTACAAAGAACACTATTAACAGACAAACACAAGCCGCTGAGTTGTTTTCTCTAGCAGACATTGGTGTTACACAATCATTTGAAGGTTACTCTAACGAGTGTTATCTACACACTGATCCAGGCCTTGAAGGTCGACTAATGGAGAATCCAATATGGGTTCGCACTGGTGAATACGACAAACATCGTGCATCCCTTGAAGATCGTAAAAAGCACTTTATGTATATGGGTCGTATGTCAACACTTAAAGATCCGGGTATGATTTGTCGTATTGAACCACATTTAAAGAATGACTGGGATTTAACTTTGATGGGTTGTGAACGTTCTATCTCATCTATTGGAGATCCAAACTCTAAAACTCTTGCCACCGATGCAGCACCTTACCATAAATCATATCAACCAAAGATTAAGTTTGTTGGTACAAATTCTGCAGGCGAACACTATGAACCAGCCAAAGAAAAAGAAAAGACTGGTACTACAATTACAGCATATGATAGTTACAAATATGATTTTGGAATGGGCCAACTTGGTAGTTCTACAGCGGCATGGTGTGGATATCGTTTAGGTGATCCAAAAGAGTATGGCCATCGTATGGAATATACTGTAATTGAATCATTCCTTTTATCTCTTCCTGTTATTAGTAAGCACTTTGCTGAAAACGCAGTATCACCTGAAGGTAAAAAGTGGGGTGAATACTATGGTCCACTAATATCTGAAGCAACATGTGAAGAAGAGTTAGCAGCAGAATTAAATAGAATCTATGATAACAAAGAAGAATGGATTGCTCGTACAAAAGCTTGCCAAGAATTAGTTTATAACTTTAATGATATTGAAGTGCTTGGTCCTAAGTTCTTAGATTTTGTGTTGACAAAAGGAAAAAGACGTGATAATATAGACTTTATAGATAGGATTTCAAGTTATTTTCCAAGTGCAAAACAACGACGTGAAGCTGGTGAGATTATTGTATCAACACCAGGCAGTGTATTAAATGAAAAAGCATACACACTTGTAGATGGCAGACAAAATGAAATCAAAGAACCTAAAGAAACAGGTGCTACACTTGAGGGATTTTTTTAATGTACCATAAACGTATTGTAGTAGATTTTGACGACACTTTAGCTTTCCATCAAAACCGTAAATTTGATCAAGCTTTACCAAACAAGCCTCTTATTACGAAGCTAAACAAGCTGCATGCTGATGGTTGGCAAATTGATATTTTTACAGCTCGTGGTTCTATATCATGTAAAACTCGTGAAGATGCTCGTGATAAGTATGAAACAAGCATGCTTAAATGGTTGAATAAGCACAAAGTAAAGTTTAATATGCTCTCATTTGATAAACCATTAGCAGCTTATTATATCGATGATAAAGGTATTATGCCTGAAGATTTTATTGAAGTTGATATTCGTGAACTTGAAGGTGGATTATCTGGTGGTGAAATATATACCGATGGTAAAGTAGTCCATAAGCAAGATAGTAATGCTCATGAAACACGGCTTTGGTTTGAAAGAGCTGAAAAGATTGGTATTAAAACACCTGCTATTCATCGTGTTGTTGGTGAAACAATTACTATGGATTATATTGATCACGATGAAAACTTCTTTAAAGAAAACTTTTGGATGGCTTTAGCTACAGTTCAAACACAGTTAGATAAAATGAAGAAATTAAAGCCTGTTGATAATAGATCTTATGTAACGTTTAGTAGTTATATTGATCGTATTGAAGAACATGCACAAAATTCTGGCCAGAAAAAACTGATGGACGTGGCAGCAAGTTTAAACAGTTATAAAATAAAGCGTAGTTATTCGCATGGTGATTTTGGCATTAAAAACATGTTATTCAATAATTGTGATATGCATTTAATTGATCCAATTTGTGGCGTGTTTGGTTCTACTGAATTAGATGCTGCAAAGTTTTGTGCGAGCCTGCTTATTAACGAGTACCCGAACAAACTATTTAGTCGATCTTTAAATTATTTGGCTATGGCAAATGATATAAATAGAAGTATGCTGGTATCGTTGGTAGCAGCCGAAGTGACTAGGGTGTACAAATATCACCCTAACAAAGATTTTATTATGGAGTGTATTGATAATGTTTACAAACAAAGCTGAGATAGCAAGAAAAGTTGGTAAGCCTGTTGAAGAAGTAAGAATTGGTTTTACCTGTTCTACTTTTGATTTATTACATGCTGGTCATATTGTAATGCTACAAGAAGCTAAAGAGCTTTGTGATTATCTCATTTGCGGGTTATTAACCGATCCTACGGTTGACCGTCCTGATTCAAAAAATAAACCAATCCAAACTCCGTTTGAACGATATGTTCAATTGGCGGGTTGTCGTTTTGTTGATGAAGTCATTCCATTCAGTACAGAACAAGAAATCGTTGATATGATTTTAACTATTCAACCACACGTTAGAATCGTTGGCGAAGAATATAAAGGCACAGATCATACTGGTGTTGGCTTATGTTCTATTCACTACAACAAACGTAAGCACTCGTTTTCATCTACAGATTTAAGGAATCGTGTAGTAGAAGCATGCGCAGGAGAAAATAAATGACTTATACACACGCATCCATCGTACCCTTAATTGGTGGAGAGACTATTGGTTCGCATAGAGCATTTGGTACTAAACCATTGCACTTTATGTCTTATGAAGCTTTTGCTGCTAACGATAGTCATATCTTAAATTATTATAATAATGAAATTCCTTATTATGTTTTAGATAAGGATCAATCACCACCTACTAACGAACGTGCGGATGTAGTATCCTCGGTTTGTCCTTGTGCTGGTTTATCAACTATGTCGATGGGATATGGCGATGATAACGCAAATAACAAATGGTTAGTTGAAACAGCTAATTATATCTTAGGTGAATATAAGCCAAAAGTATTTTGGGGAGAGAATGCTCCTGGATTTGCTGGCAAGATTGGTGCAACAATTCGTAATCAAATGAAAGAAATTGGTAGAGAAAATGGATATACAATGTCCGTATATCGTACCAAATCCCTATTGCATGGATCACCACAGGTACGCGAGAGGTCATTCTATTTCTTTTGGAAAGGTACTACAACTCCTCTCTTAAGTTACTACAACAAGCCTCATACTCCTATTGAGGAAGTAATCCGCGGTGTTAAGTCTAACTTCCAAACTGAAGTAATCAATCATAAGAAAAAGCCAACAGACAATCCATATTACAGATTCATCTTAGAAGAAATTCATGGTGGTCGTACTCATGCTGAACACGCAAACTTAATTGAACCAACTTCAGCTCGTGGTGCATGTGTTTATAGTTATATTGAACAACAAGGCTATAACTATTTACAAGTAGCTGATTGGATGGAAAAGAATGGATTTGATCGTGAAGTAGAAAAGTGCAAATATAAACATGCTAAATTAGAATCAGGTAAAAGTATTATGCGTCGTGGAGTAACAATTCCAAAAGATCGTATTGGTGCTTTTGTTGGTCATTATCCTTTAATGCTAGCTCACCCTGATGAAGATCGCTTTATTAATTATCGTGAAGCAATGACTATTATGGGATTGCCTGAAGATTTTGAATTAGTTGGTGCATCACCTAAGAATGCTAATCACATTTGTCAAAACGTTCCAGTACAAACAGCTACTGATATGGCAGCTGAAATTAAAAAATATTTAGATAATGAGCTAATAACAGTTGACACAGACTTCGTTATGCAGTATAATCATAGACAGAAGGCAGATTATATAGAACGCGGTTCTACACTGGAGGCATTTCTTTGAGAAATTTTATAATTGACTTTGAAACAATAGGTCAAAACTCGCGGGAAGTACCTGCGATTGATTGTTCTTATATCGTATTTGATTGGGAAAGGTTTACTAGTGATAATCCTTATTCTTTTAAAGAACTTGTACTTGGCATGCAACAAGCTAAGTTTGATATTAAAGATCAAATGGTAAATCATGGTTGCAAATATAATGAACGTGATTTGCAATGGTGGTTAGATCAACCACCCGAACTTCGTACAAATATGAAACCATCACCACAAGATCTTAGTGCAGTACAGTTTATGGAAAAGCTTATTGATTATCTTCGTAGTGAACAGCCAATAGATTATTGGTGGTCAAGATCAAACTCTTTTGATCCAGTTATTCTAGATCGCATTGCTCAAAATGCTGGTAAACAAGAATTACTAGGTCAGTATCTAAAATGGTGGTCTGTACGTGATACTCGTACATTCATTGATGCTAAGTTTGATTTTAACGTACCAGGTGGTAAGAACGGATTCATTCCCGTATCCGACGTAGCGAAATGGGAATACAACTTTAAAGCACATGACAGTAAACATGACGTTGCGGCGGATATACTTCGATTACAAACGATTGTTAGAGCTGAGGCAGATATGG